GTCAAATGGATCACCAAAGATGAGAACGCGAAAACAAATGGCTACTTGTAACATGCAGTTTGAAATAGATCAAATTTCAAATAGAGTATGGCTTCAAGTCTCAGAAAATGTCAGATGGCAAGTTGCGTCTCGATCATCATTAAGTAAAGTTATCGGTCAAATATTGGAAGTCAAATATGAGAACAATGAGAGCAAGTAGTGCAAGTAATGGAAGACCAAAGATGAGAACAAGTAGTCAAATCTATGGCCAAGTCGGGAGCGATATCTGGAGCAATATCTGGAACCAAGTCTGGAGCAATATCTGCCGCCAAATCAGGCAGGAGTTAAATGAGAACAAGTAGTCAAATGGATCACCACTATTCGGAGCGAGGTGTAACAGTTGAAGTTTCGAACCGAATTTGTGATGCAGTTATGGCTTTAGTCATGGACCCAGTCTTATTTCAAGTCAATTATCAAGTCATGCTTCAAGTCAGGGATGAAAACCCGGTAGGGCTTACCGCGAACTTTAATTTATAATGAAATTAACTAAACATTCAGAAGTAATATGGCGCAATACAATACAGAATCAAATCAGGGAAGAAAGATGATGAAAACAATTCACCGAGTTATTACTGTTGTCTTCGCCGATCAAATCTCAAACCAAGGATAAGCTATATGAAGACAAGTATTCAATTCACTGACCGAGCCTGTAGACAAGTCCACAGTCAAGTCATGACCCGAGTCAAGTCCCGAGTCTGGAACCGATTTTGGATCCAACTCTGTCATGAAGTCATATCCCAAGTCCGGGATGAAAAAAGTGAAAACAATTCACCGACTCTGTTTAATTGACTGCGACAATCAAGTATCGGTGCAAGTTTGCAATAAAGTTTCCGATGGAATATGGCTTAATTCGATACATACACTCAATTTAACACATAAAATCCGGAATGAAATTTCTCATGAAAACTCTAGTTGACTTGGGTCAAAATATAATTTATAATAAAATTAACTAAACATTCAGAAGTAAAGGATGGAAAGATGTTTGAAGAACAAGGTATCGCAATCGGCAAGTTCATGCCCCTGCATAAAGGACATGAACATATGATCAAATTTGCAGCTGGGATGCTAGATACACTTCTAGTATTAGTTTCAGGCAGCGAAGATGATGAAATTCCTCTATCAGAACGATATGAATGGGTGAAAGAATTTGTCAGTCGCGAGCAGCTATTTAATGTTTGCGTGATACATCACACCGACAACTCACCCACACCGATCAACATCGATGAAGACGGAACTGTTCTGGATGAAGAATTCCAACAATATTGGGTAGATGAATTTATACGTGTTAGCAAATCAGCCACGCATGTAGTAAGTAGCGATTTGTACGGCAAAGTATTAGCTGAGCGAATGGGACTCGAATGGCTTCCAGTGGACCCGAATCGAAAAATTGTGCCTATCAGTGCAACTGCAATTCGCAAAGATCCTGTTAATAACTTTGAATACATTTCAGATTATGCCGCATCATTCAAATCTTCTGCTCGTAAAAGAATTACAGTCGTTGGTGCAGAAAGTACTGGTAAAAGCACACTGACAAAGCTGCTTGCTAGAGAATTTAGTGGCTCGCTTTCGACTGAATACGGTCGAGTAATATCCGAAGCAAGAGGACTAAACCTATCAGGTCGTGATTTTGATGATATCTTTAGAGGTCAAATCGCCCAAGATAAAGTCATTGAAAAGAATTCCGTAAGCCCGTTTATGTTTATAGATACCGAAGCATATACGACATATTTATTCGGTCAAATCTACCTCGGCAAGAACCTTGATTATATCTCTCAGTACGCAGAACAAGAAGATAAAATAGATCTTTACATTCTTATGAAATCTAATGTCGAATTCGTACAAGACGGAGGAAGGATTTTGGAAGAACAATCCCGACGCGATAAGTTCTTCGATGATATGAAAAGTTTTCTGGTTATGAACAACAAGAATTATGTAATTATCGACGAAGATAATCACAGGAAAAGATACAACCAAGCATCAAGAGCAGTTTTCAAAGAGCTCTATTATAATATGAAAGAATATGAAAATGATTAAATATATTACTAAACAACAATATATGACTGAAAGAGATTTAGATAAAAAGGAGTTTGAAGACGGCATACTTTTTAATGTTGCCTGCGGAAACCGAGGGCTACCGTCCGTCATCAATTTCAAAGTATCACGATTCGGTAAAAACCGGCGGTTTCCGAATCTAGGTCCTAAAGAAGATAAATTGGGCGTGAAAAAGTTGATCGAAAAATATAGAAATAATCTTCTTGGTCGCATCAGAAACGGCGAAGATATTGGATGTAAATTAAATCTCACCGCCAAGATAATCATATCAACCTGGTCAAAAAGGTTAAAAGATGGTAATACCGTGCCTATTACCTATGATGATCTTTCTAATTGGAGAAAAATGGGAATTCCTCACACTGAAGCGGGCATCAACACATATCTATATCCTGACGGCGATGCCGAATATCTTTCTGGGTATATTCCAGATTTCGACAAGAAATACACGAGGAATGCCAAAGGAACTATTGAAGGATTTGATCAAACTGAAGAGGAAGTGCATGTTTCGTATATTCGAAAATGCGAATTTAAAGAAAAAAATGGCCTGTCCGAATCTAAATTCGCAAAAGCTGTAAAAAATGGCTTGCCGGTAAAGAAAGATTATTTCAAGACTCCGTATGATAAACGCCACGGCGACGGTTATCCCGAACACTTATCAGACGAAGAAGTGCGCTCATATCTAAAAAACAAAACTCCATGTGAAAATACACCATCATATCTCAAGCAAAAACATAGGATGACGCCATATGATTTTGACAAATCATGTAAGAATGGAGCATTTGAGATTGATGGCAATAAATCGGGTAAGAACAAAAAATACATTCTCATCGATGAAAATAAAATCTACCGAGTGCTTGACAATCTGATTTTGAAATCACCCGACATCGACCCGGATTCGGAAATAGATCGGAAAATTGCTGAACTCAAGGAAACCCGGGAAATTGCTGAACTCGAGGAAAAACTTTATAAAATGAAACACGGGAGATAAGAATGATCAAGTATAAAGCAGGATATCTATTGACGGTCAGTTCATGGGAAAATGATACTGATAATAAAGCAACTAAGCAAATCCGCTATACAGATAAAGCAGAACTTAAGTCGGCGGTCGAGTTCTGTAAACTTTTTACCAAATCTCATCATGATGGTACTGGGTTTATTGGAAACTTCTATGATGTAAATGAACACGAAGAAAGATTAATTCAAGATATCTTCTATGAGTTTCATTTAAAGAATAAAGAATTTCTTGGCGAAGATTCGAGTGACAAAACTTTAATCAGTGATTGGTGCATGGATTCAGGATATAATTTTGGACTAACTGGCGGTGATTTCCACACTCGTGTATGTGACGGCATCAAGGTCGAGTATTTCAAAGAAGATGTACAATGCGAAGATATAACAAAGGAGTTTATACAATGAAAAATAAATCTGATATACGAGCAGTAACAAAACACTCGACACAAGGCGACATCGCTCTTAGAATGATGGATCTGAAAGAAGAAGATATTTTTACTCTCAAGGAACCGGACGGAACTGTAGTAGGCAAATTTAAAGCCACCGGAAGTCCATATTTTAATAAAGACAATGTCGCGACAATTATGTGCGATGCTGTATAAATATAACTAGAGGCGAAAACCTCTATAACATAATTAGCTAGAGGAGTTTTAGCAATGACTAAAGAATTTAACACGCTCGTGTTTTGCGGCAGATTTCAGCCTTTCCATAACGGACACAAGGCAGTAATTGAAAAAGCACTTGAGAATGCAGAGAAAGTAGTGATCGTAATTGGATCATCCTTTCAACCACACACTCCAAAAAATCCCCTTACATTTAGCGAACGAAGGCTTATAATCCAGGCAGAATTTCCAGAAGAAACCGGTGTTGCTAAACACTATCATCGCCATCCTCGGATTGAAATTGTCGGTGTTCCCGATTATCCATATGATGATAATGCTTGGGTAAGCGCAGTCCAAAACGCAGTAGCTTCAGTAAACATACATTCACCAAAGACTGGTCTCATTGGACACTCGAAAGACAGTAGTTCATATTACTTGAAAATCTTTCCTGATTGGAGGAATCACGTCGAAGTAGATAATGTTGGCGGCATCAATGCAACAGACATCAGAGAAAGTGCTTACGAAAAGGGCTACTTCAGCGACGAAAATATGCCCGCGGATGCTCTGGCTACTCTCAAGAAAACTCTAAGCCCGTTTGTTTGGAATGATCTGAGACAAGAATTCCGTGAGGTTGCGGCGTATAAAAAGGCTTGGGAAGCAGCGCCATTTGCTCCAACATTTGTAACCACAGATGCTGTTCTTACTCAGTCTGGTTACCTTCTGCTCATCAAGCGCGGAAACTTTCCATATAAAGGTTGCTGGGCATTGCCAGGCGGATATCTCGAACCGAATATCTCAATTGAAGATAACATGATCAAAGAATTGCATGAAGAAACTTGCGTTAGGCTTCCTAAAAAGATATTGAAGGGGTTTATCAGGCGGCGTGATGTATTCGACCATCCAGAACGAGATCCTCGTGGTCGGACTATTACTCACGGCTTCTACATTGATCTCGGCTTTCCCGACGAGAAATTGCCGAAAGTCAAAGGCGGCGACGATGCTGTGCATGCCGAGTGGGTTCCTCTAAGTGAAATTAGAACCGATAATATGGCGTTCGACCATTACTCTATAATCAAAAGATTCATCAACATCTAAGGGTTGACAAACATAGACTAATAGATTATAGTAATAAAAAAGGATGGATGAAATGACAAATGAAATGATTTTTACAATATACTTTACTGGCATTATGTCAATCGCATTGGGGCTTGGCGCTTGGTGCTCCCTTTCTACATATGATGTATTAGAAGAATACGGATTTCCTGTGTTTCTGCTCACTTTGCTTTGGCCTATTATGCTACCGCTGGGCATGCTCTTTGGAGCTGGATATTGGGCAGGACCTAAACTATACGCTGCATTTATAGAATAAGGAAGCAGATAATGAACATAACTGATTTTAAAATAAACGATATGGTGCAACAAAAAGAAACCGCGCACGGCGCATTTTCACTAGGCAAGTTCAATGGTGTAGTTGTTGGGTTTACAGTTAATTCATTTGGTGAGCCAATTTTGTCGGTAGACATGACGGTCCGTCGGCTTAACGGTACTACGGCGGCAACAATGGTAGCAGAAGGTTATGCACCAGTTGATTTTACCTTTGGTGTTTTTTGGCACCGCATCTCATCGATACACCCCAGCAATGTCGTGCCGTTTCATGATGTTACCAATTTGATAGAGGACAGTTAGATGTCAGACCGAAGAGATGCCAAGTCTGGAACCTACTGGCGTGTCGCGTGGTCGAAAGACTGGGATACGGCAGTGCCGTGGTCAATGTCAGGTGTAGCCATGCCGTATATTGGCTCAAGGACTGAGTTAAACGGCGTTGGCATGACCGTGTTTGGCCCGCTTGCTGTGATCCATGTAACATTAACCCTCTAAGGAGCTGAATTATGGAACTTTATGAGATATATTTTAAAGCCAAGGCTATAATGGAATCTACAGAGCTCGGTTGGGAAGATAAGTATGATCTGATCTTCTCTAAAGAAATCAGTGAACGGGTTTACGACTTGAAGACAGGTTCGGGTGTTTGGTATGATCCAGATACCACTTATCAAGAAGACACGGAAGCTTATTTTCGGCAATTTAAAGAATATGTAGAAGCGCTATGATTGAAAAGATAATGATATCTTTGGGTTTCTGGAGTAAATCGTGCCCAGGCGTTCAATGGCAATGTGCGGACTGTCACTGTGAAATGGAAAGTGACGAAGACCCAGAAGATATCTTTTGTGGATCTTGTCTTTATGAAAGGAATTTAAAATGATGAACATACTTATTCTCAAAAACAAAGACGAATATAAGCGCCAGTCTTTGGATAAAATTACCCAACAACATCTGGTCGCGTTTGGTGTAAAATACAACGACGAGAAGTATTTCGTATTGATAAAAAGTCGACTCACTGCTACACTCGGCATGTTATCTGAAGCCGATCTGAGTAAACTAATTCAAGTATACGGGGATGGATTAGTTGAATAAAATTGTATTTGAATTTACTGAAGAAATGATGACCATCGCCTTGCTCGCGAACGGCTGGACAGATGGATGGAAATCTGGAGATTGGGTTCGTTCCGATGAGAATGGCGACCACGGAGGTTATTCTCTAAAGGAAGCTTTCGGGCGGTTGTTGATGACTAAGAATTTGGCTTCCAAAGATTATAATGAACATTGGCGTATGGAAAGGAATTAATATCATGAGCCATTACGAGATTGAATATTCGAAAAAAGATAACGGATGGGTGCCTAAAAAGCAAACAAAAAACTATAAGTGCATCCGGATTGCAAATAGTCCTGCTTTCAAAACCATCAACGAAGCAGAAACTTGGATCAAAGAAAATGATACCGACCACATCGGCCCCTGGATCGATCACGTCATTGCAGGATCAAGCGGACATCTGATGACTCTCGATGATTGGAAAGAAGACTGCGATGACGGAGGGTTTATAGATGATGACGGACACGGAAGTCCTGTAGATGAAAATTATAAGATGATTGAATTGGGCGGCGATGATTATTTCGATACTGTGGTATCGCCTTCCGATTGGACCGTCCACGGCGGAAAGGGCATCCCAGAAAATACGAAGTACATTCTTTGGTATAATAGATAAGGGATATTATCATGGCACTTATTAACGAGAACATAAGAGAAATAACTGGGATTGGAGAACAAACTCTGGTTGGCGTGAATGTGAAATCGTTTCCGGCAGGTAGGGCAAACTGTTTTTCTTCTGAACTTGATGATGGTACTATAGTAAGAATATTAAACTTTGGGGCAGAAAAACTTAAAGTGTTAATTGAAAATGGCGTGGTCGATTGGCCAGTAAAGGTTGTTTTGCACTCCGAATCTTCTAACCTTGCATACGTTTGTGACTCGCGAATACCAGACGAGTGGTATGATGATATTTGCACTATTTGTTGTCCGCAGAAATATTTGCCAGAGCACATAAGATTAAAACAACTTCGTGAAATTCAAACTGGATGCCGAGAAGAAATAACAACAGAAAACGGAGTGCAACTTATAAAGATTAAGGTAAACTCATCTTCACGTGAACTAAAAGCAACATATAAAATGAGGAAAGATTAATGTTTAAATGTTTTTTTAAGAAGAAAGAAAAAGAAAAAGAAGAAGTAGTAGAACAGGTAGTTGAAATACGACCCGAGAAGATTTCCACGGAGAATTTGGAAAAACATTTACCCGAAGATTGGAAATTGGAAGGTATGCAGGATCGTTATAAACTTTACGCAGAGATACCCGATCACGGTACAGTATGCATAATCTACGAAAGCTTTCATTACTACCATCCTTCTTGGCAGATAGACATACCCGATGAAACGAAACTGGCAATTAATTCCGTCATTCTTAAATCTAAAAAAAGTGCGGAAATAGAATTCCAAGATAAAATTTCTAAACTAAAAGAATTAGTTATGAAGGAAACAAACTAATGACCACAATTTATTTAGTCTCGGTAGTAGATATGGAACCGTATTCCGACTATGCAGGCGGTCCTGCTAAGGCTTTTCATACTAAAGAAGAAGCAGAAAGGTTTATCAAAGACCATCCCGATGTTTACGATGCGGGATATTTTACTTTTGACGAAGATACGGAAACCCAAATTGAGTGTCATGAAGATACTGAACATGCTCACTACGAAGATGGTTGGGCTTACAGCGGCTATATTCAAGAAATAGAATTAATCGAACATGGCCAAAAAGTAGATTGCCAACAAACAAAATCTACAAACATTACTTAGAGGAGCTCTAAAATGAAAAATATACTACATCTGCTAACAACTATCATCCGTACTGACGGATACAAACTATCACAGTTTCTGCAATACCCAGCAAAAACTGCGTACATCAGTTCTTATATCGAGTCGCGCGGTGGAGAAGATGAAAGTGTGTTCTTTGGAATTCAAGCATTCATCAAAGACTACATGATGTCACCGATTACATTGAAAGACATTGACTTTGCTGAAAAGATATTTCTATTATATGGAGAACCATTCAACCGTGCAGGGTGGGAAATTATTCTGAACGAATATGAAGGATATCTTCCATTAGAAATTGAAGCGGTTCCAGAAGGCACTGTTATGCCGACTCGAAATATTCAAGTTCAAGTAATCAACACTGACTCTCGTTTGGCATGGTTGGTCTCCTATGTTGAAACTGCAATGCTGCGCGGTGTATGGTATCCGTCAACTGTTGCTACAAAGTCACGCAAACTAAAGAAAGTTATTGCTCAGGCTCTTGTTAAAACCAGCGACATTCCGGTCGATGAACAGATATTTTTCAAGCTGCACGACTTTGGCGCTCGCGGTGCAAGTTCAACCGAGACCTCAGTTCTTGGCGGTATGTCACACCTTGTAAACTTTATGGGAACTGACACCATTGAAGGCATTGTAGGAGCAATGACATATTACAATGCAGAAGTGTGCGGATTTTCGATCCCAGCAAGTGAACACTCTACTATTACTAGCTGGGGCAGAGAAAACGAAGCCAAGGCGTATGAAAATATGATCGATCAATTTGCTGGCGAAGGAAAGATCTACGCATGTGTTAGCGACAGCTACAACATCTACGATGCTGTAGAGCGCATTTGGGGCAAAGAGCTAAAAGAGAAAGTTATCAATAGTGGCGGCACCTTGGTGGTACGTCCTGATAGTGGTGATCCTTTGACTGTTCCAATCGAAGTAGTTAGACTTCTGATGAAACAGTTTGGATACACTGTAAACTCAAAAGGGTTTAAAGTATTGCCTAGCTGCGTCCGTGTAATTCAAGGCGACGGTATCAATGAAGATTCATTGCCGCAACTCATTGATAATATGATTGCAGCAGGATACAGCATTGATAATATTGCATTTGGAATGGGTGGTGGTTTACTCCAAGCATGGAACCGAGATACACTAAAGTATGCCATGAAAGCATCTGCGCGATGTGATGATGATGGTGTATGGCACGATGTGTACAAAGATCCAATTGATGACAAAGGCAAGTTGTCTAAAAAAGGTCGACTGGGTCTTGTGCATGAATGCGGCGTAGGTAGCTGCTCTTACCGTACTGTGCCAAAGCACATTGCAGATAAAAAAGGAAATATTATTCGAGTAATCTGGCGCAATGGCAAATTTTTAATCGAAGATGACTTTGATACAATTCGCAAACGCGCTGAATTGCAAGAAGAGGAGTACATGCATGCTACAGTCGAACGGTTCTGAAAAGATGGGTGGCGGGGAAACTCCCCACCCTCACTCCACTCTTGAATATGTCCAGTGGATGTCAGGTGTTTGGAAAAAGAATTATGAAGATCAAAAAAGATCTTCATCGCCAGAGGGATATGATATTGAAAAATGCAAAAATAATGCTCGTGATCTTGCTAGAGATATGCATGAACGCGGTGAGTTGGAACTTTGGAAACAGAAACAAAGAATATTCGGAGATAGAAAATGATGAAACTTGATTTAAATAAGATGTCAAAGCAAGATGTAATAAATCTTATATCATTCAAAGAAAGAGAAATTGTACTTCTCAAAGATAGACTGAAGATGCATAGCTTTGATGATAGAAAAAAGAAGTCTGAACAGTACGAAAAGCAAAAGCAACTCAATAACCGTCGCGGTGTATGGGCAAGGAAAAATATAGAGGTTGGTGATATCATCAAAGTCACTGGTTCTCGTAATACATCGGATAGAAAAGTACTGTCTGCAGCACACGGCTTAATCGTAGATGCAGTTAGATGGAACAAACACACTAAACAACACGAGCCGCATCACTATTTGAGCACCGAGCATATGTGGAACAAGGTAACTCATATTTTCAGGAACGACGAATTTGTGAATATAAAGGATCTTATAGGTTGACTTGATGTAATTTTTGTTATATAGTAATATTAACATAAGCAAAAGGGTCTATGATATGCTCTGTGAAATAAAAGTTGCAAAACATAAAAAATCCATGAAGAATAATCATCGGTACAACTCTCGGTTCACCTGGTTTTCTTTGGGCCAAACACGATGCCATTGCTGTGGCGTGCAACTAAACTGGGCTCCTCATCATAAAAATTCTGCTACATTCGAGCACCTCGTTCCTAAATCTCACGGTGGTACTTATAACGCGAGAAACGGCATCATTGTATGCGCAAGGTGTAACGAAACAAGAGGGAATACAGATTGGATTGATTGGGTGATCATGAACCAATTCCCCAAAAAAGAGTGGCTCATCGGAAAGTACATCGACGCGGTGGAATTTTACTACAATCACGCCCCGTTAAATGACGGATTGAAAAAGAAATATGTTGAATATATACGCAGTGCGTTGGCACACCAATAAATAATTGAAAGAGGATTATAAGATGAAAATTAAACGCAGCAGTTTGGCTTATCGGATGATTGATAGAGTTGCCATGGATCCATCGGAAAATGGTTGTAAACTATTCTGGCAATTTGTCGGTAGCGTAGTGGCTCATGCAGGCCTTGGTACCATAACGGCAGGCCTTATTATGACAGCAGTGGCTTGCTTGGCGGGCGTCTTTTATCTGCCCGTTCTTGTACTTGCGAGGCTACCGTTCCCTGCACCTGATGGACCTCTTGAGGCGTTGTTTTTCTTAGGAGTAGTCATGTGGGCGTTTATAATAGTAGCTGTCGTATGGGGGAGCATCGTCGCAGTGAAAAATAAGATAAGTGCCAGCGAAAGAGAACCTAGTCTTGTAACGCAGTACATTCGAGCTAAAAAGCAGAAAATCTGCCCAATCGTTGAGTATGTAGATTGAGTAGAGATATATGGGTATCTAGCGATTTTCACTTCCAGCAAGCTAATATACTGAAATTCAAAGATGCCGACGGAAAACTTTTCAGAGGGGACAAGTTTTCCGATGCGGACGAAATGGATCAGCACATGATTGATCAGCACAATAAAATGGTCAAGCAAGGCGATATTTTCTATTGCCTGGGCGATGTGTTTTTCGGCGACAAAGATAAGTTCAAGAAACTTTGGCCAAGACTGAACGGGAAAAAGAGACTGATTGTCGGAAACCATGACGACATCATATTTCTTTCCAGTGGCGGCTTTTTCAGTAAGGTTCAAGAGTCCCGTATATGGAAAGAATTCGGATTAATTATGACACACCGACCAGCAGAACCTTCGCAGATGTGGGATCATAAACAAGATTTACCTTTGATGTCCATTCATGGTCATATTCATCATAATAAATCTCCAGAAGGTCTCTATAAAAATATGAGCATGGAAGCAATCGACTACACGCCAATGAATATTGAAGATTTAAGGATTAGATAAATGCTAGGTTACATGAGAAATTGGTTTCGTTCAAATAAAGTATACTTTCAAAAGATTAATATGTTTGTAAAATTTGGCAAAAATGTGGAAGTAGGATCGTATACAAAGATACAAAGCAACTGTGAGATAGGAAACAATGTCGTATTGGGCACCTGGACAGAAATCAACGATAGTACAACTATCGGCAATAACGTGATACTCGGAGATTGGGTAAAAATCGGATACAATGTTATTGTGGAAGATAATTGCGTGATACCGGACCATGTTCGTATCATGCCAAATTCGAGGGTTAAAGCAGGAACGGTATTCAAAGGAAACGAGCTTGTTTTCGGATATGGACAACAGGTTCCAGATTGTTGTAGTGGTTCTGTGATTTCAGCGATTGAAATTAAAGGAAAAGATTATATGCAAGTAAATTTCATTGCCGGAAAATTTCTAATACCGGGAAACGATTTCAATTATGCAAACGAATTGATGGAATCATTTATGTGGGGCATCCACGATATTATTATGGACTTTAGAGTGGAGAAGAAGCTAAAATGAATATCAAACAACTTATCAAACGCTTGAAGAAAAATGCTTATATCTTCGCTTGTAACGGAGATGTGAAAAAATCTATCGCTTGTCTTGATATTAGTGCTATGCTAATTCGAGAAGGTTATGAAAATATCTCGGGTCATATTGACTTCGAAGAAAATGGAGAAATTGAATGAAATATCCACACCAGGTAAATGACTACACAATCGCGCCTTATTATACTTACCGCGAACCCGAACTTAAGAAATATATTGTTTCTCTTGGCGGCTGTAAAATCTCGGTCTTCAAAACATATGTAGAAGCAGCAGAACTTGTTGTTAAACTCGTAACAGATCCTTGGCATCTTGACCGTGGTTGGACTGCGGCCGATAGAGCTAAAAGAGCTGGAAGGACTCGCTAGTCATGATGTATGAATTTTCAGTGGGTAAAATGAATACCCAGAGTTGCAACTGTGTTGGCCGTCGACCTGGGTTTCCTAAATGTCCATGTATGATGGTGGGTTTAATAGAGAGAGATGGTCGATGGATCGAGCCTGAAAAGGACCTAGGACCTGTTAACTTTCGACACTCAAAACCAATTAAGGAAGAATAGATGAACTATCTCCAAGATGGATGGTTGGCAAGGTCGATAGTAGCAAATAAAGCTGGATGCACAAAGAGTGCAGACGCAACAGCTAAAATTATCCGCGCTCAATTTATTACTTACAGCGAGGAACAAGAACCGGATCGTCCTATTTGGGAGGAGAAATGATGAGCAGTCAATGGCAGTCAATGGACTTTGCACCTAAGGACGGCAAAGAGATAATGATATATGCACATCACAGAATATTGATTGTCAAATGGTCGTGGAGGTTCCGCAATTGGATTCTTACCTCAGACCCCACTCCAGAAGAAAATGACAAATGGTATGGTATCGGTGCATCAGTACCAACTCACTGGATGCCACTACCCGAAGCACCAACAGAGGAAGAATGAAATGGCTACACCATCTGACTTTGTCCTAGGAACAAAGAAAGCTCAACAGCAGTTAGCCAACGGGGAAACACTTCTGAGTTGTTACCGAACGGGGTTCGGGCATTTCGGCTATCGCAGATACACGACATCCAATGGCGGTAATAAGTGCAAAACATCGGTAATGTACCGCATTCGAGTAAAATTGAGGAGAAAATAATATGAATTTTAATAGATACGAGGCACTACATAAATGCCCGCAGGGTCATGAGTTTATGGCTCCTGCTGACCCTTTCAACCCAGACAATGTGTCTAGTCATCGCTGTCCAGAATGTTTAGAGGTATTTCTTAAGGCGAACGTGCCCGATGGGTTGCAAGTTGGCGGAGTCACACAAATTCGACAAGGCGTTGCATACTTATAACCAATAATAATTTAAGGAATACTAGATGTTTAACAATGAAAATGAAAACCTGCACAATTTATCAGTTGCGTTGATGAACCGTTACGATATCCGCCCATCTGAAGCAGGTAGACTCATGGCGGATATCGATGATATGGCGAGCAAGTATATCAAAACAGACCGAGCTCACCGCGAGCTACCTATTGATACACTTGGACGAGGTGTAACTGCATGTCACCTCAACGGCTATTATACGCTTGAGAACGTACTGCAATCGGCCACATTCTTCTGGGATGTGGCCGTGGCCGAACACGCCAAGACATCAACGGAGGACGAATAAAATGTCAGATACAATCAATTATGAAAATTCCATCACGGAAGATCACATCATGTGCCATGAAATTGTTGCGAGTGCAGTACATATTAAAAATGATGCTGGAGATTGGGTAACTATAGGATATGATGGCACATTTGAGTGTAGCAACCCAGATGCAGTCACAGAACTAGCCGAAATTTTTTGGAACCATCTATCCACGTTGCCGACACTGGGCACAACGCCGATGAAGGAAGAATGATGCCAGTTGATCTTGGAGGAGAACATGTAAAGCCAGTCGATCTCGGGAATGTCTCAGCAATCTCATTCGGCGAGCGACAAGCCCACTACCTGAACAGTTTTGGAGGAGATAACATTCAGGCACGTGTTCAAATGCTTGATCTATCTTACGCTGAGGCTATGGGAGAAATGATCGAAGAAATTCATACAATGTTGCGGCATCAATGCGGTATAGCAGATGAGTAATAAAAGTGGTTGACAAGCACCTTGCTTTGGTATAGTATATAAATATAAATAACTGGAACAGGTGAAATCATGACTTCTACAATCAACCGTGCTGACGTAGGTGAAACCAACGGACTTGTTAACGGTATCGCTTACCATAGCGACCGCCACGATCAAACCGGCGGCGTCGCAACAGTCGGTTGGACCACCAAAGGTCTTGAAATTACTCGGTTGCGGTTGCTTTCAGACCCAGGCTTTCCTGTTTATGATGTTTCATACTGCCACGGAATTCTGGACGGTCGGCACGTAGATGTTCGGCTTCCTTTTTCCCAGTTGCCAAAGTACGGCAAGGGCGGATATAAAGCTGCTCTCTATGCCGAAGCTAAGGCAACCGGATCATTCATCAAGGGATTGTTTTCAATCTCTACACTTTGTTGAGGTTAAAGAAATGAAAATTCTATTTTCAATGGCAGCTGCTTTATTTTTAGGTGGCTGCTATACTACCACCAATTACGGCTATGTTACTCCTACAGTACAGGAATCATATCCTAGAACTATTTACAGTGAATACAGTCCGCCTGTGGCCATTTACAAACCTGTTTGTTACATGCGAGCAGTTCCAGTTTATGGCAATCGACAAGTAATTGACCAGCCAGACGACAACCGCGTCATTGCAGGAAGTATTATTGGTGCTATTGCAGGACACGAACTCGCAAGTAACAACAGAGAATTGGGTTTAGTTGTTGGTGCAATTATCGGCGGCTCCATCGCCAATACTCCGAGGGTTCGCACAGAGCGGGTAGTAATTGCAAGCACTCAGCAAAGATTTTGTAATTAATGTTCACGAATGAGATAGAGTGGACGGAAAGCATTTCCACAATAATGGATGAAACCGGGAAACTTGAAGACTTTCAAGTCTTCATAGATGATACCGGAATTTATATGAGACAATTCAACGATACTTCACAAACTTACGATATAATTTGTCTAACCCATGACATGTTCCGCGATTTTAATCTTGCGCTGAATGAAGGAGAAGGTATGTTCATGGTCGAATAAAAAGGAATAATAAAATGTTTACACAAGCACAAATAGAAGAAATGGTAGATTTACTTTGTGTCTTAGACGAAAACACTAAAATCTACGTGGGCTGCGATTCAGTTCGTTTTAAGAAGAACGGCAAGAGATATGCAAAATTTGCAACTGTTGCGGTTATTCATATGAATGGTAAGAACGGCTGCCGTGTTTTCAGGCACAAATCAATCGAACCGGATTATGATCTAAAGAGCAGCCGTCCTACAATGCGTCTCATGAATGAAGCGCAAAAGGTCTGTGAACTTTACGTTCAAATTGCTCCTTTCGTCGACGAATACGAAATCGAGATCCATCTTGACATCTCAACAGATCCTAAAAATGGTTCTAACTGCGCTGCTACACAAGCTGCAGGATTTGTGCTTGGAATGACAGGAATAACGCCAAAATTGAAGCCAGATGCTTTTTCGAGTTCTTTTGCAGCAGATCACTATGCAAACTCTTTTGGCGAAACATAATTCCTATCGAATAGATAGGATTTCTACGAGCAATAAAGCTCAAATACTTTTATAGGAGACTACAAATATGAAAATGATGATTACTTCAGCCGCGCTTATTGCAGCATTGTCTACAACAGCGGCATATGCAAACGGCGACTGGGAAAATTCCACAGTAGAAGTTCAAATGATTTCTGGCCCACTCGACTTCAGCATTGCAGCCAATGAAGATAATATCGGCAATCTGGAAGTTGGGTATACTACATTTGAATATGCAATGGGCGCGGTCGACGCAGATGTCCGGTTTGCAGTTTCGACTGACATGCTCGCCACAGATAATATGACATTGACTGCGCAGTATAATGTGTCGACGATGATTTTTTCGGATTTGCTTGCTTACGGCACAACAGAACTTGCGTATGCAACAGATACATCTTTTAGCGAGGGTGCCTGGACTGTCGCGCCATCTGCGGGAATTCTATTCGCATTCCACGACAACGTCGCAGTATATGGCGAAGTCGGCTATGCATGGGCAATCGATGATGATTTCAGCCAAGAAGGTGGGTATGTTGAAGTTGGTTTGCCAATCTCGCTATCCGAGAGTGTGATGCTGACGCCGAGCGTGGCGCAGACATTCGACACGGGTCAAGATGCGGCAAACGCAAAAATTGAAGTATCGTTCAACTTCTAAGGTAAAAAATGGAGCGAAATGTTCAATTTCGCTCCATTTTCGTTTACAAACGTTAATGAATAGTATATAATAGAATTTCAAGGTGTGGTTCACCAACGGACCCGAGAGAAGCCAGGGTTAGCTTCTAACATACATTCAATAAAAAATGTATAAAATTTCCAAATCATTAAAAGGAGATTCAAAATGACTAATATTCCCTTTGCAATAGTTAAAGACAAGCACGGCGCACAAGCATCTATTTTCATCAAGCCCGATAACGAACATCGAGTATATTATGCTGATAATGTGGGCCACCAGTTTTTTAGGGAAGATTTTCCAAACACATCAATTGAAATTATTGAACAATCTGTTTTAGATTGGGCAGAAGGAAGAAGGATTTTAGAATGAAAAAACTTGTAGACACTCAGATTAGAGAATCGGAAGGCACTGTACTTAAAGCTTCTATATACCATATAGAAGAAAGCGGATTTTCTATTGATTTTGAAATCAATGGCGAAACAGTTAAAACAGAACAGTTTCCAGGGAAATCAATTTACTACGTCGAAGATGCTGTAGAGAATTGGTTATTGGGAATTAAAAAATTAAACGGTTAGGAGTTAAAATATTAAATGGCAACTATAATTGAACAACAATCTCCCGAACGAATACATTTTGCAATAGAAAAGAAACTTTCGCAGGGAAGTTCTTATATTGATTCGCTTGTTGATTATGCAAGAGAAAATAATATCGAAATCGAGACAGTAGCAGAAATTGTTAAAAAATCGTCCATTATTAAAGAAAAGGTTCGTTCTGAAGCAAAAGATAAGAGGTTATTGAAAAATAATGACACCAATCCTTCAGCACAGTTCTTTGAATGAAAATGGGTTTAAAGCATATATTACATATCTTGCCCTAAAAAGACACTTTACCTCATCATACGATTATCATAAATATAATGGTAAAGTAAATGCATCCTACGAAAGTTTTATCAAGCGCAGAGATGCATTCTCATTTCAGCGTATCAGCAAGCAAAGAGATTTCGAAAATATCATACTTGCTAATATGATTGAAAACCCCAAAATATGGATAGGCGATTTGTTGGGCGAAGGCGCGAGAGAAAAATATCTCGGCTGGAAATCAAAACAAGGCGCAATAACATATCATGTGTCCGAAAATTTATCTGAACTTGATGATGATTTTCAGAGCAACTTTAAGGTAGATAAAGGTTGCTATCCACATCTGGCAGACCTTTATCTGCAAAAAAGAATTTCACTGGAAACTTTTTGCATTTTAGTGAAACTTACGAACACGCAAAAATACTGGGAAGAAGCCGTAATTGATAAGGTTATATTCCCAGACATAATGAGAACGGTTGACAAATATTACCCATTTATTAACTTTTCTTCAGAAAAAATGAAAAAAGTTTTGAAAGATCATTTTTTCTGATATAAATATATGGTTGCCGCTTGAAAGAGCCGTAACGTATACTTAGCAATATAAAACATACATCGCAAAACAAGGAGAATATATAAATGTCTTTTGCAAATTTAAAGAAAAATCGTTCTAAGTCCCTCGACAAGCTTTCCTCACAATTGGATAAAATGGCTTCTAAGGGCTACTCTGATCCCATGAAAGAAAAATACTGGACGCCGACGAAAGACGCGGCTGGTAACGGATTTGCCATAATCCGATTTCTTCCTGCACCTGATACCGAAGATATGCCGTTCGTTCGTATTTGGGACCACGGCTTCCAAGGACCAGGCGGTTGGTACATCGAAAAATCCCTTTCAACTCTACAACAAGATGATCCATTGGGCAAGTACAATTCCCAGCTTTGGAATTCTGGCGTAGATGCGGATAAAGAACAGGCACGTAAACAGAAACGTCGCCTCAAGTATCATGCAAACATTCTTATCATCAAAGACAGTGCCAATCCTGATATGGAAGGTAGAGTCATGCTTTACGCTTTCGGCAAGAAAATCTTTGATAAGTTGAATGATCTTATGAACCCACAGTTCGAAGATGAAACACCTGTAAATCCATTCGACTTCTGGGAAGGTGCTAACTTTAAACTAAAAATCCGTCAATTTGAAGGTTATCCTAATTACGATAAATCTGAATTTGACGACGCATCAGAACTTGTTGAAGGTAATGATGAAAAGCTCGAAGAGATATTCGGACAATTAAATTCACTTCAAGAACTAATTGCAGCAGATCAATTCAAGCCTTATGCAGAACTTGAAGCAAAACTACATCGTGTTCTTGGTATTACTGGAGAATCGACATACGATTCTGGTAGTAAGGCTGAAGATATCGATGAAGATCTCAATATGGGTAATCTTGCGAAAAGCAAAGATGAAACCACTTCAAAAGAAGCAGAATCTAAATCAGAACCAGAAACTGGATACAGTGATGATGAAGATGATGAACTTGCTATCTTTAAAGATCTTGTATCTGACTAAGATACCACACGGAGGAGCCCCAGCGGCTCCTCCATTTTTCATCCAAACATAGGTACAAATATGAAAAAGGAAATTGATTCTGTTGAAGAATTTGATTTCGGCTTCTCATTCGTCGACGAAGAGTACGAAGCTGTTAAAGAAGATCAAGGCAAACTTCAACGAGAAAATAAAACAACAAAGGGACAGGTAAAAGATCTAGAAGAACGATTGGATCTTCTATACCGTTCTATTCTACCATTCTTGAATAATCTTTGTAAGAATCCAGAAAATTCTACAATTCTCTGGCCAAATAGGGTAGAAAGAATTGAACAATTCAAAGATCGTTTGAAAAACATAGCAGAAGGAAAAGAAATTTGAGCACATTACTTGAAAAAATGCTGAAGACAGGCAACACTAAACACTCATCAGTTTTATCTACATCGCCTTTCTTTAATGAAAAAGAAGCGATACCGACCGACCTACCCATATTGAATATTGCCTTTAGTGGATCACTTGACGGTGGTCTTTTACCAGGGCTTACCGTAGTAGCAGGCGATTCGAAAACATTTAAAACCATGCTTTCGCTTTATTGCATGAAGGCATATCTGGACAAGTATCCGACCGGAATCGCGCTACTATATGATTCTGAATTTGGTATAACTCCAGAATACTTACAGAGCTTTGAAATTGACATTGATCGTGTAGTCCATGTTCCAATTAAAGATGTTGAAGAATTGAAGTTCGACATTGTCCAGAAACTTGACGCCATTGATAAAAAAGATAAAGTCTTTATCATGATTGACTCGATTGGCAACCTTGCTTCGAAAAAGGAACTTGAAGATGCACAGAATGAGAAATCTGTTGCAGATATGAGCAGAGCTAAATCTATAAAGTCGCTTTTCCGTATCATCACGCCTTATTTGACGACTAAAGGCATACCATGCCTTGCTATCAACCACGTTTACAAAACACAAGAAATGTATTCAAGAAATGTCGTGTCTGGTGGAACGGGAATTATGTATTCAGCAAATACGGTTTTCATCATCACAAAGGCTCAAGAGAAAGACGGCAAAGAACTTACTGGTTGGAAATTTACTATCAATATCGAGAAATCTCGTTATGTCCGTGAAAAAGCAAAGCTGCCTTTCATGGTCACATATGAAGGCGGTATCCAGAAATGGGATGCTATCTTCGATTTGGCACTCGAAGAAGGATTATTGATCAAGCCTAAAATGGGCTGGTACCAGACAGTAGATCCTGAGACTGGTGAGATAAGTGAAAAGAGCTATCGGCTTGCAAAAGTAATGGAAATGGATAACTATTTCCAAAAACTAATACAAAATGACGCTTTCAAAAAGGCCATCGAAAGTAAATATAAACTTTCGGTACCTAAAATGAGACAACCAGGTACTGATGACGATGATGAAGATATCGAAGATGATGATAATAACCTTGACAATGACTGATAATTGATATATAATGTATTTTTAGCCAGGTCAAAATTGATTTTTTGCCCTGGCTAAAATTTTAATTCCATTTATGAAAGGTGAGCATGTTAGAACAAACTATTATAGCAAATTTACTCTACAACGCAGAATTTTCTCGTAAAGTAATTCCATATATTAAAGAAGAATACTTTGATGATGTTTCATCTAAAAAGATTTTCACTTCTTTTTCAGAATATGTCGAACAATATAAAGAACCCCCATCAGTTGAAGCATTAAAAATAACACTTGACAATCGTAAAGATCTCAACGAAGATTTATACAAGATCATTAACATCGAGATTGACAAGCTAAAAATTGATAAAGATACAAATCAAGAATGGCTCTTAGATGAGACTGAAAGATTTTGTCAAGATAAAGATCTTTTCAATTCTATCCGCAAATCAATTCTTATTCTTGACGGCGAAGATAAAGAATATGATAAGGGCGCAATACCTAAACTGTTGTCTGATTCATTGGGCATAAGTTTTGACAGTCACATTGGCCACGATTACATGGAGGATGCCGCAGAACGGTATGAATTTTATCATAGAACAGAAGAACGCATACCATTCGATGTTGACATTCTCAATAAAATTACAAAGGGCGGTCTTCCTAGAAAATCATTGACTGTCTTGCTCGCCACGACCGGCGGTGGTAAATCTTTGGTCAAATGTCACATGGCTGCAACTTCATTCATGCACGGTAAAAACGTTCTTTATATCTCTTCTGAAATGGCCGAAGAACGAATTGCCGAGCGAATTGACGCCAATCTTTTGAATGTGACACTAGATGCCTTAGTTGAAATGCCGAAAGATGTATTCGAGAAAAAGATACAAAGGATACGCGGCAAACAACCTGGCCAGCTTATCTTCAAGGAATACCCAACTGGTTCCGCGCATGCTGGTCATTTTAGACACCTCTTGAACGATCTGAGACTCAAGAAGAACTTTGTACCGGATATCATTTTCGTAGATTATTTGAATATCTGTGCTTCTTCTCGTATTAAAGGTGCTGCTGCTGCAAATTCATATACGTTGGTAAAATCCATCGCAGAAGAAATTCGTGGACTTGCCATGGAATTTAATTGTCCAATTGTGACTAGCAGCCAATATAACAGAGCAGCATATGATTCGAGTGATGTTGACTTGACTAATACATCGGAATCAATGGGCGTAGCGCACACCGCAGATTGTATCTTAGGTCTTATAACATCAGAGGAACTCGAATCACTCGGTCAAATAATGTTCAAGCAACTTAAGAACCGTTGGGGCGATTTAGGCACTAACCGAAGATTCATAACTGGCATAAACAGATCAAAGATGAGAATATTTGATCTTGAAGAAGATGTACAGTCTCAGGTACAAAACGAAGCAGATCAAAAATACACGGTGAAGATACAAAGTGAAGATAAGCCAGCATTTGATTCTACTTCTTTCGGCAAAGAAGATAACGAGCGGTTCAAAACAAACAAATTCAAAAAATCAGGAGGATTTAAGTAGTGAGCTACTACGTAAAAAAGAATAAAAATACCTTTACTGTAATCGAAAAAGAGACAGGCTTATTTTTGAAATCATCAGATCGGGAAAAAGAAATCCGAGAATTGTGTCGTAAATTGAATTTGGGCATGGGATTCAATGGATTGACCCCTGCTTTCTTTGCAGAATATAGTTGACATATCAGTGAAGATGGTTTATAATATTAATATACACTGAAAACGGAGAACCCCCCCCCATGTATGATCGTAACGGACTCAAGCTTTCCTCCCCCGAAAGAGAATCACTAAACACCTATTACAGAACAGCAGTTGATCTTACCAACAAAAAATATGCTGCTGTTGCGTATGCCACGGCAGAATTTAAAGATCAGTGGTCAATGTTTACCATTGGCGATTTCAAAGATCCAAGGGATGCTGCGTATGTTGCCCAAGAATTTTTCAAACAATACAGCAAAAATGCTGTTCGCCTAATTTTCAAAGACGGCGACTGGACGCAGGTTGCTCGTGAATTTCGCGAAAATATCGAAATTCCGATGTGGCAATACCCGGCCGAGGGTCTCTCGATTGAAGATATTCTAGGCGAATCAGGATGCGGTTATACGAATAACTATGTATCTGGTGCTCGGGCCGCTTTGGTAGAAGTAATTAAGGTCTTCAAACTGAAAACGCCTGATCTCAAGACGGCAAAAACCCTAATAAATAAAGTCGAAGAAGCTTACAAAAGCGGTCAATCTTACCGAGAAGCTGCTCGTCATACAATGAATGTGAAAGGATAATATAATATAATGGCTACTTTTTTAAATCTCAAAAAAGAAATTGATAAGATCAAAGGCACCACCTTCTGCGGCATCACAACGCTTACTGCAGTAAAACTCAAAGGTGGCAAAAAGAACGAAATGCAGGGTCGTGTTACAAAGAAAATGGAAGACGGAAACGTGATGCTATTTTCCAATACCAAAGACCCTGGCTATGTATCTATCGTTCACAAGCGGATGGTCGCAGAGGGCAAAGATCCTTCTACATTCGTGCCTAAGCCACGTGCTTGGGGTACTCGTATGGGCAACAGCCCGTTCATCGAACACAATAACAAACATTATCTCGAGTGCTTTTTTATCTCATCAGGTAAAACGACATACTATCTCGACGATGAAGTTATTGAAAAAGAAGATATCGAAGGGCTTGATATTAAAGCGCCTGTGACAGAGAAGCAAGAAGAATCGCAAGGCGGTATCGAAAACAAAGTTGTAATCCGTACATTTGCGATTGAATCTATCGAAAATCTGAAACTAAGAGGGAAACAAATATGAATGAAAACAATGAAAATGATTCTTTGGAAGAGGAGCATAGCGCTAAAGAAGAAATAATTACTGTATACGGAGATATTGTAGAGAGTAAACGCTCACTGCCAGTATATAACGATTTTCTCCCGTATGAAATATCAAGAGGAAAAATACGCAGCCATTTTGGCGGCATTGAACTTCTTCACGACTATATGAGAGAAAATCATCTCGAGTGGATGATGACATTCTTTTCTGATGTCCAATCTGTTTTCTCCACAGAAAGAAGTGTAACGACAGGTCATTCCAAATATGTCATTACTACGGCAGTTGCAGATGCAAAGGCTGATACTGCCTTCTTGGATTCACTTAAACATTACTGCGAGATGAATGATGCGCAATTGGTTATTATGCCTTGCGAAAGTGTAACAAATAGCTTCGAAAATAAAAAGGCAATATTCGATCCTGTCTTCAACGATCCTTCAATTATGGTTGTGACTGAAGACACGAGATTGAATGATAACTTTTCACTTTGTAGCATCCAAGTCTCCGCAAAGCAAATCAAATCTATCACAGGACTTTCTAGGCTAGGCAACCGCGAAGGTTCCTACGTATTCGCAAGCCCAAAACAATTCCTTGAATATATACCTTCTGGAAATAAACGTGGTAAAAACTATGCCATTATGACTCCTGGTGCTTGTACTTTACCGTCTTATTATAGTGAAACTTTTGTTTCAAAGAGACTGTCTTATATTGCTCAGTCCGACCACAAAGTTGGAGCGATCATAGTCGACATTCGCAATGAACAAAAATTCGATTTTAGACAGATACAAGCGGATGGAGAAGGCTCGTTTATTGATATGGGTACTGAATATAATCCGGATGGATCTACGAGTGAAGTACCAGTTAATGTTGTTCTAGGCGATCTCCACGGTGATAGCGTTGACGAACCTGCTCTGTCATATTTTGTAGATTTATTTTCAAAGTTCAAAAGAATCGATAACTTGTTCATACATGATATACTTGATGGACATTCGATTAGTCACCACATCAAAGATATTGCGGCAAAAGCTTTAAGAAGTATCAACAACGACGATTCTCTCGAGCAAGAATTGAAGGTTACATTTGACATTGCACATTTAATATATGAAGAATTGAAACCAGTAAATATGCACATCGTGAAATCAAACCACGATGAATTTTTATCGCGATATCTCGAAGCAGGCAATTATGTTTTTGACCCGAAAAATCATTATCTCAGTTTGAAAATTGCTCAGGCGTTATTCGAAAATAAAGACGTGATGAAACATGCCTTCGAGTGTGTAGGGAAAGAAATACCAGAGAATTGGATATTCCATGACAGGAGTAGTTCCTTTACAGTTGCTGGTGTTGAATTGGCTGCACACGGTGATCTTGGTATGAATGGCGCGAGACCGTCTGTGAATTCTCTCGAAAAGATATATGGAGAGTGTGTCACTGCTCACTCGCACACACCCGCTATACAACGCGGGGTCTTTCGTGTGGGTACCCTTACTAAGCTCGATTTAGGTTACAACCGTGGACCGTCGTCATGGTCCCACACGTGCGGCTTAGTCTATGCAAACGGGCAAAAACAGCTCATCAACTATGTTCCGTAGACTTGAAACTTCGTATGTGGGTTCTACATAAGCTTAATTATTATGTTATCTCAAAATTGATAAGAACACTTGAGAAGCACATTAAACTTTCGAACGAATTAGATCAAAGAACCAGCTCAAGAGATTGGGCTGGTTCTAAATCAGCACAGGATGTACATCTGAATCAAACATTGAAGGTGCTGAAAGAACGATTGAGGTATTACACGAGCGAATAGCAGGGTTGCATAAACATAGACTGATTTAGACAAAACAGCATATAAATATTCCTATACAATAACACACACACATAGGAGCGTACAATGCTTAAAGAATACTTCATGAACCGAAAAACCACCTGCGAACTATATAAATTAAACGATCGCGAACTCAATGATATTGGGTTAACTCGTGGTGATATAGATGATCTTAATCAGGAAGGTGTTTCTTTCATATCTGCACTGTTTGCTGAAATTAAAAGCCTAACGAATATGAAAACTAAAACCCAATTCGTAGATGAATATCTTTCACACTCTATAGATCGGGTTGATCTTGAAAGACGTGAGCGAGAACTTGTAAAGATGGGTTACCTACAATGGTAAAAAGGTTCTTCGTAAAGTTATTAGCGTCGATTGAAAGATCAAGAGAAAAAACTGCTGCCACCCATCTATTAAAATTTCACAGACATTTACTGGATGAAGCCACTATAAAGCGCTTAGAAAACATATAAATAATACCGAACGTGGTATTTCAAGGGTCGCCATTGGCGGCCTTTTTCGTTATTTGGAGCCTTATAAATGAAACAATACATAGTCTGCCTGAAATATGGTAACAAATATGGCCCAGAATATGTAAATAAACTTTACAATATGGTAAAACGCAATACAACTATAGATTATGAATTTGTATGCATGACCGAGAATATTTCAGGACTCGATCCCCATATTACTATTTTACCACTAGAAACTGATAACAAAATAGATATAGGTTGGTGGTATAAAATAAATTTATTCGATCCCAATTTTCCTTTAAAGGGGACGTTATTATTCATTGATCTTGATGTAATTACATTCAATGATCTTGACAAGTTCTTCGAATATGAACCAGGCGAATTTGTCATAATAGAAAACTTTCATAAAAATCATCCGTGTATAATGAACAGTTCTTGTTTCAGAATGGAAAGTGAAACATATTCGCACGTATATAAAGAATTTTTAGCCAACCGAACAAACGTGATGAAAAGATTTACTGGCGATCAAGACTGGATGAACCACACCATCAAAGATAATAAATTTTGGCCTTTGGATTGGGTGAGAAGTTATAAGTGGGATATGAAGGGCGATGCATCAAATCCAGATACTTCGATTGCAGTGTTCCACGGGAGACCCAATCCGCATGAAATAAATACACCATGGAGTAAAGAACATTGGAGATAAAATGAAAACTGGCAGAGAATACGTGATTGAAAGATTTGCGAATGATAATGGATGGGTAAGAGGTGCTGAACTTGGTGTCTGGAAGGGCAGAACCTTCAAGCATCTACTAAGATCTGTAGACTACTTGGAATTAATAGGAGTCGATTTATACGAAGCACAGCCAGACAACACGGGACCTGAAAAATGGTTGCCAGGTGAACACGGGCATCCTTGGAGCCATGAACAATATTACAAAGATATTTTAAATTTTTGCGGGACTGTGGGCGAAAGAGGTGAAATCTGGAAAATGTCTACGGATGAAGCGGCAAAACAAATAGAGGATGATAGTCTCGATTTTGTTTTTATAGATGCCGACCATTCCTACGAAGGTTGCAAGGGTGATATAGAAAATTGGTCGCCGAAGGTTAAGACAGGCGGTTATGTTATGGGCCATGATATAACTTGGCCTGGTGTTAAACAGGCTGTAGAAGAATATTTTGAAAATGATTATAGGGAGAGTACCGACACTGTTTGGTACCATATAAAGAAATGAAAGAATGGTTCGAAAACAAAACTGTGGCCTTAGTTGGAAATGCGATGTCTCTCTTTGACAGCGATTACGGCAAAGAGATCGATTCTCACGAAGTCGTGGTTCGCCTCAACAAAGCCGCTATGTTGGTTAACAAATTTGATTGCCCAAAGAGTCACGGAAAGAAAACAGATGTGTGGGGATTTTGGAATGTATTGGAATATCATCAATATTTCGGAGATTATCCTGGTGTAAAGAAAATGCACGCCGGACATCAGTTCAGGTCGAATGATCTTATCAGAAAGGCCGATTTTGTCTACCCGAATGAATTATATAAACCTTTGAAGGAGGTTTCAGGTCCCAGAAAGAATCCTACTACCGGATTTATTATGATTGATTATATCATGCATTGCAACCCCGCTAAGATGAATGTATACGGTTTCGACTTTAAGAAAACTCCTACTTGGACTGATCCCAAGCGCATCAAGGAAAAAAGATGCCCGCATAATTACGATGTTGAGGAACAATACTGTATGGAACATGTTTTTTCCAAGCCAAACGCATTTCTTAGATATAATAAATAACATAATAACCCTTTGGAGACACTCA